GCTATGACTGATTGGTCTACACACTTTGGCGCAGTGCGGCAGTCTAGTCAGCTAAACATTGCATCAATCCAGAACGACAGACAGCAATTGATTAGACAGGCTGTGAACTCTCACCCATTCTTAAAGGTAGCGTAATGACTAAATCATTTGGAGAATACTACTTGAGTCTTGACCTACGAAACGGTGTAGGTTTAGACCTTGAGTTTACAGATAGCCGCCCAGTGTGGATAAGTAACTCAGAGACAGGCGATACAGGTGCGGCATCCTTTGAAGGCACAGTACTGCTGTTACCGTTTATGATTATCACACTGGGTAAGATATGGATGGAGGACTAAGATGGGTGACGCTACGCATGGTGGCAAAGGTGATAGACAACGTAAGGGAGACGCAGAGAAGTACAGTTCAAACTTTGATGCTATCTTTAAATACAATAGAGAGGAGTTGAAAGAAGATGATGATGAAAGCAGTAAACTGTCTGAGCGACACTGGCCTTGGGTGTCTGAGATGGATAAAGAATAACGTGTTGGAGCAAGAGCCAAAACCAGTAGCAATTGTAAGGGTGATTAGGTTCTTATTCTTATGTTCAATTGCATACTTTTTTGCAGTCGTTTTTCTACTATTGAAGTGAGGTTTGTATGATATATAATATTGTTTTATTATTTGTAGGTACGATAACACTGGCGGTTGCTATTAAACTGCTGTACATTTCAGAGTTAATGATAGATGAGGAGAAAAATAATGGATAAGAAAACGGTAATGATTGGGGTGTTAGCTACGGGCGCGTTCGCTATGTCTGGTTACACACTTATTAGTAACGCAATGGAAGACATAAGTAGGAAGGCGTATGTCCGTTCATTAAAGCAGGATCAGGTAGAGGCAACGAACAAGATTAATAACTTGTTTGATAACTACAATTCTATTGACTCGTCGTTGACATACTATGACGCGGGTATCTTTATGAACATGGAGAAGATAGACAACACTCTCTCTCTACTTGACAGCCTTTCAAGGATGAACAAGGGAGTAGCTGAGCAGTTAAAAGAACTACGGCATAGACAGGACGGACAGGCAGAAGAGTTGTTAGAGATACGAGACGATGCCTCCGCAACAGGTGGGCTAGGTATCATCACGGGTGAGCGCGAGGAAGTCCTTGAAGCACAGCCTACAGCGGTGTTATTAGAACCAGTGGTAGTAGAGCCAGAGCCAGTGGTAGTAGAGCCTAAGCCAGTGGTGATAGAGCCTGAACCTATCGCAGTGTTATTAGAACCAGTGGTAGTGCCATCGTGTCCTAAAGCTAAAAGCTCTGTAGACTTTGGCAAGTACTTGAAAAACATCAGCTTCAAAAAGTCTGTTAAGTTCACAGTATCGTTTGACATACAAGATCGTGTGCTTACGAATGTTACATTCTCTGAGGACATTAGCGGTAAACTGAGCAGGGCTGTTACTAAGTACCTGAACACAGCGATACCTACAGATTACGATGCGTCTAACTGTAGCCTACCGTTTACAATATCGGTGTAGAAAAAGCTTGACAGGGGTATATCAATATGGTATACTCTACATTCAATTTTAATCACGACATAAAGGAAAAGTAATATGGCTATCTTAGAAGGTACAGCAATGTGGGCATCAGTGCTTACACCCAACACAAGGTTTGAACCTACGTATGAAGTCAACCTAGTTATTGACGAGGCTACCGCAGAAGATTTTAAATCACGCGGCTACACCATCAAGCAGATGGATGAAGGCCCGTCTATTTTAATTAAGCGTAAGGTTGATGGTAAGGACGGGGCGATACGACAAGCACCAAAGCTAGTAGATAAGTTCAAGCAACCCTTAGATGCACAGGTCGGCAACGGCTCAGCAGTGAAGGTGCAGTACAACGAGTGGGAAGTTACTAATAAGTATGGCTCGTTCAAAGGCTTAGACTTTCAAGCAATGCAGGTTCTTGATTTAGTAGAGGTAGGAACACCAGACGGTGCTGAGTTTGATGGCGCTTATGTAGAGACAGCAATGGAGGACGAACTGTAATGGGAATTGTCACATTAGATGAAGTTAGTTATGATACAGAGTTGCTATCAGATGATGCTAACTCAATCGTAGCACACTTAGTAGAAGCAGATACTAAAATGCGTGAAGCACAGATAATGGTCGGGCTTATGAAATCAGCTAGTGTATCGCTGATCAACGATCTTAAAACTAACCACCTCACGGACGAGGCGATAGCTACAGAGGAAGTAGAAATAACTGAGGAGTAAGGCTCTTGCCTTTTGTTAAACATAAGCAACCGTGTCCTGCTTGTGGAGGGAGCGACCCAGTTTCAGTTAACGCTAATGGATCTGGGTGGTGCTTCAGTTGCAGTACATATTTACCAGACTACGGCACAGCGGAAGTGCAACAACTCGACACCTTAACGGAATTTGATGAGTGTCCCAAGGACAGTACAATGAACCACAACTCAACAGCTACATACAATGCATTGACTGACCGCAAGATAAGTTTAGAAACAGCGAAGAAGTACGGTGTTAAATCAACAACCAACGGCACGAAGATAGACAAGCACTACTACCCCTATTACAATGGGCATGAGTTCGCGGCAACCAAGGTTCGTAGGCAGGATAAGAACTTTGCGTGGACAGGTAGCCCGAAGGATGTAGGATTGTTTGGCGAGAACCTGTTCAAAGCAGGTGGTAAGTTTATAACTTTAGTAGAAGGTGAGTGTGATGCGATGGCCGCTTATGAACTTATGGGGAGTAAGTGGCCTGTCGTTTCTATTAGATCAGGTGCGGCAGGTGGAGTGGCTGATGTTAAGAATAGTCTTGAGTACCTTGAGTCCTTTGAGGCTATTATCATTAACTTTGATAACGACAAGGTGGGCAAGGAAGCCGCGATAGCTGTGGCTAAGCTACTCACCCCCAAGAAAGCTAAGATAATGACACTGCCAGTAGACTACAAAGATGCTAACGATATGTTACGCAAGGGTAGACACGCAGAGTACGTCAGTTCTTTTTGGGACGCTAAACTTTATACACCTTCTGGTGTACTGAACATGTCCGAACAGCTTGAAGCATATCAGAAGCTACGGTCAGAAAAGAAAACAGCTATACCTTATCCTTGGTATGGCCTCAACAAGAAGCTAGAAGGCATGAGAGCAGGTGAGCTTGTGACCCTTACAGGCGGCACAGGACTAGGTAAGTCTTCTGTGACCAGAGAGATTGAACACTGGTTGATAAATAAAACAGAAGATAACGTAGGTGTGTTAGCACTTGAAGAGAGTTGGTCGCGTACTGCTGAAGGTATCATGGCAGTGGAAGCAAACGCCAAGCTACATCTTGATAGTGTTAAGGCTGAGTTCAGTGAAGAAGAACTGGATGGCTACTTCAACAAAGTCTTTATGGGCGAGAACAAAGGTCGGGTATGGGTACACGCCCATCACGGTGTCAATAACCTTGAAGAGATCTTTAGTAAGCTACGCTACATGATCATTGGTTTAGATTGTAAGTGGGTTATAGTTGACCACCTTCACATGCTTGTTCTGTCTACGCTTGAGAACGACGAGCGTAAAGCTATTGATCAGATCATGCACCGATTGCGTACTATGGTAGAGGAGACAGGGTGCGGTATGATCCTAGTGTCACACCTCCGCAGAGTAGAGGGCAACCGTGGGCATGAGAACGGAATAGAGACAGGACTAAATCATCTCAGAGGGTCACAAAGTATTGCTCAGTTGAGTGACTGTGTGATTGCACTGGAGCGTAACCAACAATCAGATGATCAGATAGAAGCATCGACCACAAAGGTCAGGGTGTTGAAGTCTAGGTACACCGGAGATGTTGGCATTGCTTCTCAGTTGCTGTATGATAACAGTACAGGACGGCTCAGAGAGCTTGATGACTATGATGAATCGCAGTTCGCAGAGGAAATAATATGAGTAACTTAGTATTTGATATAGAAGCAGACGGCTTAGACCCCACAAAGATTCATTGCATCGTGGCTCAAGACGTAGACACGAAGGATGTGTTCACGTTTGACAACACTCAGCTAGAAGCAGGGTACGGTCTGTTACGTGCCGCAACTAAACTGATAGGCCATAACTTGATAGGCTATGACATCCCTGTCATTAAGAAAATTTCAGGCATAGACCTGTTCGACAAGAAGATCGTTGATACACTCGTACTGTCACGCCTCTTCAAGCCAACACGCGAGGGCAACCACGGACTTGAAGGGTGGGGCTATCGTCTAGGATTTCGCAAGGGTGACTT